ACGCATACGCCACTGTCGGTGGAACTGCCACTGGTACTGGTGGTTTGACTATCAGTTCGGTTGTTGTAACTGATGCATCAGGAACAGCATTAGGTTATGCTGGTTTTGCAGAAGTTGGTGGTGGATACGTTAAAGTTACTGGAACAGGATTTAGTTCTGGTATCTCTGCTACGATTGGTGGGACAGCTGCACTAAGCACAGTCTATAACAGTTCTACTGAAGTTATCGTTAGAGTACCACCAAAGTCATATGGTTCTTACGCAATTAGATTAACCGATCTTCTTGGGTTCACAGTTACACTAACTAATGCGATCATTTACTATCCAGCAGCATCTTGGGTTACAGAAGCTACGCTACCAGATGTTCAAATGGATATTCCAGTTTCTATTCAGCTGCAAGCAGTTGGCGGAACTGCATTCGCGTTGGCTTCTGGCAGCACACTACCTGCTGGATTAACATTGAACACTGTAAGTGGTTTAGTAAGTGGAACACTAACAGTATTCTCTGGTGATTCTTTTATTACGTCTTTTGTTGTCAACGTAACTAATAATGTAGGCGTTACTACTTCAAGGACATTCAATCTTTTTGCTAATGCAGCAAGATTTGAAACTGCTGCTATTGGAGGCAGCACTGCAATAAATCGATACTGGATATTTGAAAACGCAGGAACATTGCATAGATTTAAACCACCACATTTTGGTAACTACGATATGTTATTAGTTGGTGGTGGAGGTGGTGGCGGCACAGGTGGCACAACTGCTTCTACTCGTAATATGGGAGGTGGTGGTGGAGCAGGTGGTGTTGCTGAAAAACTTAATGTTATATTAAATTCATCTTCTAGTGTATATTATCAAAAATTATCAGCCATAAGAATAACAAATGGCGGAACTGGATATAGTTCTGCACCAACTGTTGTTATAACACCAGCTGCAGGAAATACTCCAACTGTAATTGCTACTGCAACAGCTACGATATCAGGTGGTGCTGTTACATCTATAAGTGTTACAGGTAATGGAGTTGGTTACACATCTGCTCCAACAATATCATTTACTGGAGGTAGTGGTTCTGGAGCACAAGCAATTGCTTATATTGGCGGAAACGATATATTTGGTATTAATGTAGGTGCTGGTGGTTCTGCTTCTGCTGGTGGTGATACTAAAATAACTAAAAATGCTCTACCAGTTGAATGGATAGGTGCTGGCGGTGGTAGAGGAGGAAATAATTCAGGAGATTCAGGAAGCACTGGCGGTAGTGGTGGAGGTGCATCAAAAGCAAATTACACTGGTAGTATTAGTAATCTTGGTGGTTCAGCTGCAACACAACCTGGAAGCGCAACTGGTGGATTTGGATTCGCTGGCGGTGGCGGTAGTGATTCATATGCTAATAATAGCAGAGGAAGATCCGGAAGCGGTGGTGGCGCTGCTGCTGTTGGAGGAGCTGGTGCTGGTGGAGCAGGAAGATTAATGACTGGCTGGGAAATTCGAGGAACCAACGCAAGTAATACACTAACTGGTACTAGAGGATACTACGGTGGTGGTGGAGCTGGGCTTGATGGACAAGCTGAAAATTTACCAACACAATTTAATTTTCACATAGGGGGTGTTGGCGGGGGAGGAAATTCAAGTGATACACTCACACCAAGAAATGCTATAAATGGAACTGGTGGTGGCGGAGCTGGAGGAGGTAGTAATACTGGACAAACAGGCGCAGGTGGATTAGGTGGTTCTGGTATCCTAATTATCAAACAAAAATACGGATATGATGCAGATATACTTTTAGCAGGTGGTGGAGGATCAGGTCCTGGTAACGCATCTGGTGGAAGTTCTGCAGGTGGAGGTGGTGGTGCTGGTGGTATGGTTTATACTACTGGAAATCAATTTAATGTATTACCTGGAGAAACATATACAGTAACTATCGGTGGTAGTGACACTTCTTCAACTTTAGTTCATGCAAATTATACATTAACTGCATATGGTGGTGGCGGTGGCGCTAGAGACAATAATAATGCTCCAAATTATTCAGGAAGTCCTGGTGGTAGTGGCGGTGGTGCATGCGGTGGTGGTAGTGGTGGAGCATCTACACAAGTATCAAACGTAGGTTATGGAAATGGAAATCGCGGAGGTGATGGTAATGGTGGTGGAGGAGGTGCTGGAGGACCTGCTTCTGGTGGCACAGGTGGTCCAGGCATTCAATGGCTAAATGGTGTTACTTACTGTCGTGGTGGAAACCAAGATGGTAGATCAGCTGGGGCAGCAAATACTGGAAATGGAGCAAACAGTACTTATGGAACCACTACTGGATTTGCTGGCGGATCTGGAGTATTCATCATAAGATATGCTGGTCCACAAAGAGGATCAGGTGGTACTGTTACCAGTGTTGATGGATATACCTACCACACATTCACAACATCCGGAACATTTACAGGTTAATAAATAATCAAAAAGGATTATTGCAATGCCAGTTACCACACGAAGCCAATTAAAAGAATACTGTTTGAGAGAGCTGGGTAAACCTGTTCTTGAAATCAACGTAGATGATACACAGTTAGAAGATCGTATTGACGAATCTTTAGAATACTGGAGATTATATCATCCTGATGGTATTGAGAAAGTTTACATGAAGCATTTGATTAGTGCTTCTGAACTTAAACTTACAACAAACAATGCACAAAATTTCGCAGTTCCTGAAATAGTAACAGGGTTAACTTCTGGTGCTACTGCTACATGTGTAAAAGAAACAAGTCGCTCCTCTTCAGGCAACACACTTCTGGTTAAAAATGTAACTGGAACTTTTGCAGTAGGCGAAACAATTCGTGGTACAAATAGTAACGTAACTGCAACTCTTGGAACACCAGCAGTTACACTGGGCGCATACGATAAAAGATACATTGATATTCCCGATGCAGTTTATGGCGTAGTTCGTATTCTCCCATTCAGCCAAGCATCATCTTCAAAGAATCTATTTGATCTGCAATATCAGTTGCGTTTAAATGACTTGTACGATCTTACATCTACAAGTATAATCTATTACAAAACAGTTATGTCGCATTTGGCTCTGCTAGACTTAGAGTTAAATGGTCACCCACAGTTTAGATTCAATCGTCGTCAGAACAAGTTATTCCTAGATGTTAACTGGGAATCTGATGTTGCGCTTGGTGACTTTATTGTTGTTGAGTGCTATCGTGCTTTGGACCCAGTAGAGTATTCTAAAGTATGGGATGAACTTTGGTTAAAGCATTATGTTACTGCTAAATTTAAAAAACAGTGGGGAACTAATCTTAAAAAGTTTTCAGGCATTCAATTACCAGGTGGTGTGACATTGGACGGTGATAAGTTATATGATGAAGCAGTAGGTGAGATAAAAGAACTTGAAGATGAGTTAATGACTAAGTCTGCTCCACTTGAGTTCTTCTTAGGTTAAATATGCCAACCAATTCTTACTTTACTCAGGGAACATCCTCTGAGCAAAATCTTGTTGAAGATCTAATCATTGAATCTTTAAAGATTTATGGTAAGGATTTATTTTATATTCCCAGACAGTTGGTGGCGAAAGATGAGATCCTTGGCGAAGATCGTCTAAGTAGATTTCAAAACAGTTATCCAATTGAAATGTACTTTGATAATATTGACTCTTTTGCAGGTCAAGGTGCATTTATACAGAAGTTTGGATTAATGCTAGAGCAATCTGCAACTCTTACTGTTGCAAGAAAACGCTGGGAGCAGTTGATTGGAGTTCATGGAACTACTATTCTCCCCAATCGCCCATGCGAGGGAGATCTTCTCTACTTCCCATTGACCAAAGGTTTGTTCGAGATTAAGTTTGTAACACATCAGGATCCATTCTATCAGCTTGGTAAATTGTATGTTTACAAATTGCAGGTTGAGCTGTTCCAGTATTCTTCTGAGAGACTAGATACTAATATACCTGAGGTTGATGTATTTGAAGAACTGAAAACTTTTGACATCACCAAGAATGTGGAAGTTGAAACTTCTGATTCGTTTGGTGATAATAATCAATTTAAACGCGAAGCAGTTGATGTTCTGTTTAATGCGGATAACCCATTTGGTGAAGTTATAACATCATATAATTTTGGCAGAGCAGATTCAACTAGAACTACTGCTGACGAAGATCAAGTAACTACGGATACAAACTAAAATGGCTAAACAAACTATCAATATTGGAACTGCGGCGAACGACGGAACAGGTGATCCTCTTCGTACAGCATTTACCAAAACAAATGCAAACTTTACTGAGATATACAATGCTGGACTAATTCCTTCTCAGACTGGAAACAACGCAAGATATCTGTCTACTGATGGAGCTATTCTCTCATGGGTAGTGCCATTTAGTGGATCTTATAATGATCTGACCAACAAGCCAACTATCCCAGAAACTAATACTAATACTCATGGTGGCTCTGCTGCGATAGTTGTCGGACAACAGAATGCCACTAGAGATAATCTTACCATAAAGATTGTAAATAACAACAATACATTAGATGTACAGTACAATTATAGCAATCCATCTAATAACGTATCGATCAGTGTCTATAGAGTTTCTCCAAATCCAGGAAATGTTTTATCTGGCGCTGCAGTTGTTAATGCGAATAATACAAACTATCAATTAGTGCAAAATTTGGCTACGGTTGGCGACACCTTAACCTTTGTTCTCGCTGATGCTAGTTTCCATAAAATTTACAGAGTAACAGTAATAGCAAGAAATATGCCAGCAGTCGGAATAGCAGGTGATGCTTACTGCATTATTGAAGAACTCAAATAATGTTAGACGGAAAGGTATTCTACCATGGAATTATTAGAAGCACTATCGTTGCTTTCGGTAGTCTTTTTAGTAACATTTACATCGATAGAAAAAAGGATGATTCTGTAAGTGGGCAAACGATACAGCGTTTGCAAGTTCCACTAGCATATGCACCAAAAGAAAAGTGGATAGTTAGAATAGATTCAGATCCAGATTTACAGAATAATACGTATACAACATTACCAAGATTGTCGTTTGAAATTACTGGTTATAATTATGATGCTGCACGTAAAGCAAACAGAATGAATAAGGTTCGCTGTGTCGATGCGAGCCAAGATACTATGAAGAGTTTGTTTACACCAGTTCCTTATAATATCGATATTACTCTTTATGTATTGACGAAAACACAGGAAGACGGTTTGCAAATTATTGAGCAAATCCTTCCAACTTTTACGCCAGACTATACGCTAATGATTAACTCTGTCCCATCTATGAACATAATACAGGATGTTCCTGTTATTTTAAATAGCGTAGCAGTTCAAGATGATTACGAGGGTGATTTTCAAACTCGCAGATTTGTAACTCATACATTGAACTTCACATTAAAATTAAATCTATACGGTGGTCTCTCTAATACTGGAGTTATTGATACCGTTATTTCTAATGTTAGCGAAGATCCTCAATTCCGACAAGGTTTAAGAATTTATACCGCAGAAGGTGATCCAGGAACTGTAACAGTGACAAGTGAGAGCTGGATAAACGATCTTTAATTAATGAGGTGCTATGGCACAAATTTATAATTCAAATGCGAATCTAAAAGCAGCTGGCGTCAGTGTACAGTTTACGCCAGAACAAATCCAAGAATATGTTAAATGTTCGTCTGACCCCATTTATTTTGTAGAAAACTATTGCTATATTGTAACTCTTGATCACGGTCTTCAGCTATTCAAACTATACGATTGTCAAAAAGAAAAACTTACAGTTATCCATGAAAACCGCAGAGTTATTCTTATGGAAGGTCGCCAGCAAGGTAAAACTACTACTTCTGCAGCCTACATTCTCTGGTACACTTTATTCCAGCCAAACAAAAATGTAGCGATTCTTGCTAACAAAAAGGATGCTGCTCGAGAAGTTTTAGATCGATATCAGATAATGTATGAGGGATTGCCTGACTGGATGCAGCAGGGTGTTCTTACTTGGAACAAAGGTGATATTGAATTAGAAAACGGATCAAAAGTATTTACAGCTGCAACTGGTCGTTCTGGTATTCGAGGTAAATCTGTAAACTTACTGTATGTTGACGAAGCTGCAATTATTCCAAATACAGTGGCTGAAGAATTCTTTACTTCGGTTTATCCTACGATTTCTGCTGGTCAAACAACAAAGATTCTTTTAAGCAGCACTCCCTACGGATATAATCATTTTTGGAAGTTTTGGAATGATGCTGAGAAGGGGCGAAACGGTTTCGTTACTCTGTTTATTCCATACTGGAAAATACCAGGTCGCGATGAGAATTGGGCAGCTGAACAAAAGGCAACTCTTGGCGAACTGAAATTTAATCAAGAGGTTCTTTGTAACTTCCTTGGTTCTAGTTTAACCTTAATCGGTGCTGATACGATTGCTCAAATGTCATTTAATAATCCAATTCTCTCTAGAGACGGATTAGATGTATACGAAGCACCAGAGCCAAAACATACTTACGTTCTGGTAGCTGATACTGCTGAGGGAGTTGGTCAGGATTACTCAGCTTTTACCGTAATAGATATAACTGGAGCGCCATACAAATTAGTGGCAAAATATAGAAATAATGACATAAGTGTTTTATTATATCCAAACGTAATACATAAGGTTGCAAAAGAATACAATGAAGCCTATGTGCTTGTAGAACTAAACTACAGCGATCAGGTTCCAATGATTTTACATTCTGAATTAGAATATGAGAATATCCTTTTTGTAAACAGGACTGCTACTGGGCAGGTTGTTTCTGGCGGATTTGGTGGTGGAAAAACGCAGCTGGGAGTAGTAACCGATAAGAAGGTCAAAAGGACTGGCTGTCACAATTTTAAGTCTTTGGTCGAGGAGAAAAAGCTCCTTATATTTGATGCTGATGTAATATCTGAGATTTCCACATTTATCGAGAGTAAAGGTAGCTACGCTGCAGACGATGGCTACAATGACGATCTAGTTA